TCATTTGTTTGGGTTGTGCTAGGATGTTTTGGCATTTCTGGCGTAGAAAAATTTGCGAAGTAAAATTTAAACATATATAATAATATAAATTATTATGAAATTTAAAAAACATAAAATGTATAAGGGGAGTAAGGTTGTAACTGCTAATACAAAAAAAGAACATTTAGCATACAAAGCAAAAGGCTATAGTCACACAAAACCTAAAGTTAAAAAGAAAAAAAAATAAGTTATGCCGAAAGATGCTTGTTATAGAAAAGCTAAAGCCAAGTACAGAGTATTTCCTAGTGCTTATGCCTCAGGCTATATAGCTAAATGCAGAAAACGTAGAGGTAATATTAAGAAAAAAGGTGGACCTATGATGTCTAAAAAGAAAGGCACATGTTGTTGTAACATGGATAGGTTTAGTAGACAATACGACTAATGGCTGTTAGAAAAACAAAAGCTGGCTTAAATTTAAAACGCTGGTTTAAAGAAAAATGGAAAGACGAAAAAGGTAATCCTTGTGGTTCGTCTAAAAATAAACGCACTAAAAAATGCAGACCAACAAAAAGAATTAGCAAAGAAACACCTGTTACATGGAAAGGTGTAGGTAAGCGAAAATCTTCTGTTGTAGCTGAAAAAAAGCGAGTGGGCATGGGCAGAAGAACAAGTGCAATACGTAAAAGAAAAACAAATGCCAAGAAAAAAAGAAAATCCAATTAGAAGAACTACTAAGGGTAAGGGTGCTAACTACAGACCTACAAAATCTGGCGCAGGAATGACTAAAAAAGGAGTTGCTGCATATAGACGCAAAAACCCTGGAAGTAAACTTAAAACGGCTGTAACAGGTAAAGTAAAGCCTGGTAGTAAAGCAGCTAAAAGACGTAAATCATATTGCGCTAGGTCTTTAGGTCAACTAAAAAGAAGTAGCGCAAAAACTAGAAACAATCCTAATTCAAGAATTAGACAAGCAAGAAGAAGATGGAAATGTTAAGAAAGTTTTTAGTTTTACTTGTCCTATTTACATATACAGTAAAAGGTCAAGATAGTATATACGACTGTTTAGGGACTAATGTTACAGAAGTAGCAAACTGGATTGGTGATGGATTTTGTGATGATGGCTCTTATACTTTTGGTGGTGTTCCTATATATTTTGATTGTCCTGAATTTAACTTTGACGAAGGCGATTGTCAACCTCCTATAGACAACTCTGTCATACAAGGATGTACAGACCCTGAGGCAATAAACTACAACCCACTTGCTGAAGTAGATAATGGTGGGTGTGCTAATGTTTCTTGTGATGATGGCGAAGTTAAAATGTTATTAGAGGTTACACTGGACCAATACCCAGGCGAAACAGGGTGGATACTTACAGATATATCTACAGGTGAGCCAGTAGAAAGCGTAATGGCAGGAGAATATTCTTTTGACCAAGCAAACTCTATGATACCTTATCAAATATGTGTACCTGAAACAGGTGTTGAGCTTATAGTAAGTGATTCATATGGTGATGGTGTTGCTGGTTCTCAGTGGGGTGGTAGTGACGGTAACTTTGTTATTATGGGTGACTTAGAGCCTTGTGGTAGTCCTGATGTTATATGGGAACTACCTGAGCCTAACTTTGGAAACGCTGCATATTCAGGAGTTATACAACTAGAATACTGCGATATACCTGAAGTTTATGGTTGTACTGATAATACTTACTTTGAGTTTAGTCCGTCAGCTACACAAGATGATGGTAGCTGTGAAACACCACATGTTTTAGGCTGTATTAACTGGACATCTTTTAATTTTGACCCAGAAGCTACATTAAATGAAATAATTCCTGTATGCGATTATAAACTAGTAATAGAAGATGATGCTGCAGATGGGTGGGGTGAATCACACTTAGCATTATTTCAAGGAGATAGTTTGGTTGGCATATACACTATGGGTCCTGGGTCTTATATACAAGAATTTGATATACAACTTAAAACAAACAGACCAATTGATGTATATTACTTTGAAGTTGGGCAACAACAACAGCCTCAAGAAGAAGTAGAGTTTCAAACAATGCATAACTCTTTTTATTTAGAAAATGCAGAAGGTGTATACTTAATGCAAGGTGGTACTAATCCTTTTGCTAATAATGGGCAAGGAGCTTTGCAACCTTTTCAGCCACCATTTTGGACAGTATATAGTGCTATGCCTTATTGTGGTGATTATTGTGTACCAGTTGTAGAAGGCTGTATGGAAGAAGAAGCTTTTAATTATAATGAAGAAGCTAACACAGATAGTGGTGATTGTATACCTGTAGTTGAAGGCTGTACTAACAGCTTAGCGTATAATTATAATGAAGAGGCAAACGTAGATGATGAATCTTGTGAGCCATATGTATATGGTTGTATGGATACTAGTGCTTGGAACTATAATCCTATAGCTAATGTTGCAGATGAATCTTGTTTGTATTTTGGCTGCATGGATGTTTTAGCATTAAATTATGACAGTCTTGCTAATGTAAACAATGATAACTGTATATATCCAGTGCCTGGTTGTACAGACCCAGCTGCATTTAATTTTCAAGTTGATGCCAACGTCAATGACGGTAGTTGCATCCCCGTTATAATAGGATGCATGGACCCTACAATGTTTAATTATAATGATGAAGCGAATACAGCAAGCGATAATTGTATCCCTTTTATATTTGGGTGTACTGATACTACTGCTTTTAATTACGACCCTATCGCTAACACTAATAATGAGTCTTGCATTCCAATAATTTATGGATGTACTGACCCAAGTGCATTTAACTATGATATACAAGCTAATACAGAAAACTTTACATGTATAGATATTGTATATGGATGTACTGATGAAAACTCTTTTAACTTTGACTCACTTGCAAACACTGACAACGGAGGGTGTATAGATGTACTAGAAGGCTGCATGGACCCTTTTGCACATAACTATAATGCTATATACAATACTGATGATGGTAGTTGTTTGTATGACGCAGGCTGCGTTGGAGAACCAGGAGAGCCTTACTGGCTTAACGATACTTGTTACGCATGGGTTATTATGGTAGACCCATATTGCTGTAATAATAACTGGGATGACAAATGTCAGCAGCTATATTGGAGTTGTAGTGGAGATAGCGAACTAGATACAAGAAATTTGCTTAGAGGTCACAATATAGTTATGTACCCTAACCCTATGGGTGACATATTAAATGTATTAACAAATGGTCCTGTAGCAATTAAGGTATATGATATATCTGGCAAACTTATAATACGTATTAAAGAAAGCCAAACTTTAAAAGGTTTAAATCAATTAGATGTAAGCTTGTTACCTGCAGGTGTATATAATTTTAGTGTAACATACAATGGCAATACAAGCACTACAAAAGTATTAAAGAAATGAAAAGATTATTAAAAAAAGTTACACCTGCAATAGCATATATGTTTTTTTGGTTTGGAATGGCTATAGTATATAGCATATTGTTTGCACTTATTTCAACTAACAGTAATGCTCAAGGCTTACATAAAATATTTAAATACTCTACTGTTTATGCAGCAGTTAACGGTGGTACATCATTAGGTGATAATCAAATATTTTCAATTACATCTGGTACATTAGAAGAAGACGTAATTAAAACACCGTTTGATTACACATTTTCTGTTGGTATAAGAAAAATTAAAAGATTTGGATATGAAAATAGGGCACTCACTTTTTACAATGGTACAGAAAATTCATACAGTGATGCAGCCACAATTGGTAGAGTCGATGGCTTTGAGTATTTATTCGAAGCTGATTTTGTAAGAAGATTAGGTATTAATTATACAAATCAACACCACTTTATACGTTACGTAGCAGATAACTGGGTAGCAAAAGTAGAATATTTAGAAGATGGTTTTGCTGACATAAAATACTTTGAAGCATCTGAAAGATATAGAAAACAAGTAAGGGATGGCAAGCTTTCGTTTAACGGGGGTTTAGTGCAAAGACTTGCCGAACCTTACGGTTTTGACCCTCTTGCAGATTGGGTATTAGATAATGGTACACTACACTATACATACCTTGCTTTGCAAGAAGGATACAACATTACCCTTGGGGGAGAATACTTTTCACCTGACGGAGAGCTTGTTGCTAGTAGTCAAGAAGTGTGGGAAGAGGTTGTCATACCTGAAGTTATAAATAATTATGTAGAAAAACAAAGAAACTCAATACAAAATATTGTAGAGTATTCTTTTGTGTTAGGTTTAGACTATTATCATTTTACAAAAGACTTTTGGTTTCATACATGGGGTAATGTAATGCCTTACCATTTAGATACAGATAATGCATACTCATATCATAAGTTTAACGATGGTCAATGGGTAGATTACTCCTTAGGTTTGATATATGGCTATAGATTTAACAAAAGTTTAGGTATATTTGTAGAAGGTAGATATAATAAGTACTGGAATAGACAATGGCACAACTTTAGTGTTGGTCTTAATTATGTAATATTTTAATCATGGCAAAAGAATTAAATGAAGATACAACTTTACAGTTAAGTATAAAAACACTAGCTGGAATAGCAGTTTTAATCTTTACATTAGTAGGTATGTGGTTTACCTTGCAAGCAGATATAACTGAAGCTAAAAACCTACCTCTCCCTCCTGACCCTGAAATTACTCGTATGGAATACGATATGAAGGACCAACTTATCCGACAAACTATCATGACTACACAAGAAGATGTTAAAGAAATAAAAGACCACATGTTAAGAATGGAGAGCAAGATTGATGACTTAAAATAAGGTTATGTACAAATTTTTTCTTATATTCCCCCTGTTTTTATCAACAATAGCATGTTCACAAGATTTTCCAGATGGTTTACACGTTGTTGAATTTAATGCTAGTTTTAACAAATCTAATGAAGTTACTTGGCTTTCTAAGTTAAGTGATTGCAAAACTGAAAGAGTTGATATAACGACTGATTCAAGGTGGGCAAGTGAATATAAAATTGTTGTAGTTCCTACTTTAGTAGTTTTTAATAATAATGAAGAAGTCAAAAGATTTCAAGCAAATATTATGATGACTATGGAAGCAACAAAAAGCGAAGTGCAAGAGTCAATAGATGAAATAATAATGGAAGCATTTTAATAAATGAGACTTAGTAAAAACTTTACATTATCAGAAGTAACACGCAGCAATACTGCTAAAAGATTAGGTATAGATAATACACCTAAAAATCAGCACTTAAAGAATATGCAAAGATTAATAACTAATCTTATTCAACCAATGCGTGATGCATTAGGTCCAATTAGAATTACTTCAGGATATAGAAGCCCAGAACTTAATCGTGCTATAGGTGGTAGTAAAAAATCGCAACATAGTAAAGCTGAAGCAGTAGATATTCAGTTTTGGTCAGAAGGTCAAATGAATAATAGAATTTTATATAATTGGGTTATAAACTCAGATATAGAATTTGACCAAATGATAAATGAATTTGATTATTCTTGGATACATATATCGCTAAAAGAAAAAAATAATAGAAAAGAAATATTAGAAGCATACAAGGATAAAGATGGAGATACTGCGTATAGGTATGCAGATGATATAAAAGCATTATGAGTAAACTCCTAAACATATTAGGTGGAAGTGTAATAGAAAAAGTAGGTACTGTAATAGACAATTTATCTACGTCAAAAGAAGAAGCTCTAGCGGCTAAAAAAGCTATCAAAGAAGTAATGTTGAAAGCTGAATCAGACGCTCAAGAACAAGTTACAAGGCGATGGGAAGCCGATATGAAGTCTGATAACTGGCTTTCTAAAAACATTAGACCTTTAATATGTATATTTTTAACAGCAATGTTTGTTGTTATATCTATTTTTGATGGTAATGCTGGAGGTTTTAAAATTGCTCCTGCTTATATACCGATTTATCAAACACTTTTAATTACCGTATATGGTGCGTATTTCGCTGGTCGAAGTATTGAGAAGATAAAGAAAAAGTGATTGAATACTTAATCATACACTCTACAGGTACAGAAGACAAACATGTACCCGAAAAAAAAGAATATAATTTATCAGTATCTTGCGATGTAGTTCATTTTAATGGACAGCTTTCAAGGTACAAAGCGGATACAGAGCATCCTTCTTCTAAATCTAACTATAAACATATAGCATACGTAGGAGGTAAAGCTGAAGGTAAAGCTGCTGATACCGCTACCTGGAAGCAATACGATTCTTTAGAGCATATAGTAATGTATCACTTGCTATATAATCAACATTTAAAAATTGGAGGAGCTAATTTATTTTTTGACGAAAGTCCAGGAATAAATATAAAGCGTTGGCTAAAAGATTTAGGAGTTAACGACAAAAATATTATGTAATGGCAAGAAATACATTAGCAGGAAAAAGAACAGGTAAAAGTAAAAGTGCAAAACATTACGCAAAAAATAAAAAATCTAGAGATAAAAAGAAAAAATACGATACTGAGTATCACAAAACAAAAGAAAGAAAAAAGTACCGTGCATCTCTAAATAAACTAAATAAAAAAAAGCGAACTTACGGAAATAAAGATGGTATGGATTTATCGCATACTAAAAAAGGTAAGGTGGTTAAAGAAAAAAAGTCAAAAAATAGAGCAAGAAATCGTGGGAAAAAATAAAGAATTACCAAATGAAGAAATAACTAAAAATGAAAAAAAAGATTCATTAGTTGTTTCTGTGAAAGATAGTAGTAGAGTAAAATCATTAGAAGACTTAGTTAGAAGTTGCGATGTTGATTTAACAACATGGGAGGTAGATTGGTTTGATGTTGGTACGTATGAGGTAACAGGTTTTGATAAAAAACGTAGACCAGTTACTGTTACTATGTATAGAACTAAAGCTAAATTTAAAAAAATAGATGTTTGGCAAAATATACCTAAATTAACTGAAGATTTAAAACAAGATTTATTCGAAACTTTTCAATCATATGCATTTAGACCGACTTTTAAAATTGATAAAAAAGATAGCGAAAAGTATTTGCTCGAAATTGGGGCATACGACTTGCATCTTGGTAAGTTGGGCATTATTGGTGATAGTTATTCTCTTGATGTGGCTAGGACTAGGCTTCATAATGCTATTGATTCCCTTTTTCACAGAGCGAGAGGATTTGAAATTGAAGAAATAGTATTTGTTGTAGGTAATGATTTTTTAAATATTGATAGGGATAAGCCATTTGGTTCAACTACTAAAGGTACACCACAAAGTAATTCTGTAACAGCTTACGAAGCTTACAGGTTTGGAAGAAAACTACTGGTTGAATGTATAAATGCTTTAGCACTTAAAGCATGCGTAAGAGTTATTGTTGTACCTGGTAATCATGACGAAGAGTCAATGTTGCATATGGGAGATGCACTAGAGGCTATATACGAGAGCACGCCTCATGTACATATAGATAATAGTAGAAGTTTAATGAAGGGATATGTGTATGGAGAATGTTTGTTGATATTTGACCATGGGCATAGAGTAAAAAACTACAAAAATCTTGCCTCTGTTATATCGCAAAGATTTAGAGATGTTTGGAGTAGCGTAAAACATATTGAAGTACACAGAGGGCACTTACATAGCCTCAAAACAAATATAATGGGTCAAGTAGAAGAGTTAAACGGAATAGCTGTACGACACTTAGGAAGTATGTCGCCAACTGACCAATGGCACGATGATAGTGGATATATATCTGCAGTCAAGAGAGCACATGCTTTTGTATGGCACAAAAAAGATGGAATGCAATGCGAGTATTATTACAATTTACCTATGGGTACACAACAATAGAGTTAGGATTATATACAGGAATGTTGTTCGGTTTAAGAACATATGAGCCTGACATAAACTACCGCACATATGAGGTACAAGTTTTTATACCGTTTATATATTTAGCTATTGTAAAAAAATTGGAAGACAATTAAGCATCATCTTCCAACTTTCCTATAACTAATTTCAAATGTTTAATTCTTACAAATGTATTAAATGAAGAACTTGACTCAGCCTTATCATGACAATTCCTACATAATGCTACAAGGTTTTCTATATAGTCCTTTTCACTTCCACCCATCCCACGAGGGTTTATATGATGAATGTCTACTGCAACTTGTCCGCAACTGGTACATAGAATGTGGTCACACGTGTCTAAGTTAAAAAAGTTTGTATATACTTTTTTGTGATTAATCATTTAGTGCATTTATTTCGTTAGTCAATAAAGCTCTATTAAGTTCAGCCATAGTTTTGACACACTCATGTATCGGTCTGTTCTTATTATATGCTTTAATCAAAAACTCTTGATGCTTTTTACTTCTCATGTTGATAGGTTTTTGTTCTACCCATCCCCATTCAATTGCTTTCTTTTTTTCCATCTTTATTATTTTTTGCGTATTCTTTTTCTTTTTCTTCTATAAGTTTTATAAGGTCTGGTATTAAAAGATTATTAAACTCTTTAAGCTTTAATTTTTTCATCTCTCTTAAAGACTCTCTTTTAGTTCTGCTCATTTTCAATTCGCTTTTTTAGAGCTTTTACGCTTACGTTTATTTTGTGTTTTATTTTTAGATACCTTTGCACTACTAGCAAATTCTTGTTTTTTTTCAACGCTTTCTTTAGAGCGTTTTTGATTAAACCTTTCATAATCTTTTTTTTGTTTATTATATTTAATTGTTTCGTAAGAAACAAATCCTATTATTAAACATAAAACAGTTAGTACAATTAATTCCATAATTTATTATTTTAAATATTTTGATGAAACAACTTTTAATTCATTAGTATACACATCCATTTGTGCACTTCTATCTTTGCATTCTTCTTTAAGCATTTGTTCACACTTTCTAAATACAGATTCGTATTGAAACTCTGCTATAAGATTGCTTTCTTTATCAGTTGTTGCATACACTAAAATTCTTTTCATTATATAAATTTAGTAAAAATTAGGAAGGATTGCAGACGACCAAATCTTTTACTCCTTCCTAATAGAACATAATATGCAGCGTTCACGTAGCTTACTCACGAAATCTTGCGTTAGACATACCAAGATAAACAATAGGCTCAACAGATTTAAATTCAATTTCACAACCATGATTTTTGCCATATTTTAATTTAACACTATTATGTAAATTGTTATTGTATTTAACATCTTGAATAATATCTAATGTATTACCTATGCATACTTTTTCGAAGCGATAAGTGTGCTCCTTCTTTTGAAGTTTCAATACGCCTTTTAATCTGGTGTAGTTCCTCAATTTCATTGTTAATTTGCATAAGTAGATTGGCTTTTTTACTAGCGTATCCATTATGTATTATTTGTTTTTCTACTTGTGTAAACTTATTAATAATATCTTTATCGTGACCTAAATCTAATTGGCTTGTTAAAGAATTACTTAAATGTATTACACTTGAATGATGCCTATTAATTAATAATCCTATTCCTTCTAGTATGTACTTAGTATACTTGCGAGATAGTAAACAATATATACTTCTTGCTACAACAAGTTTTCTAAATCTTCTTTTAGATTTTAAATCTTTTTGAGTTACAGATAACTTTTTGCAAACAACTTGTAATATTTCTTCTAATTCTACCATACATATTAGCTTGTTGTATAATTTTTGTATGTACCAGTAGTGTTTATCTTTGCATTAAATGGTATTTTATCACAGAAATACAGCCAAGCACTAACTTCTTTTATTTCATCTTCTTCTACATCATATAAAAGAATATCAGTTTTTTGTCTGTAATACCAATCAGGGTGTTGTTCAAGTAAATCTAATGCAAGTAAAGCATACTTACTAACACTGTAGACCTCACCGTGTATAACACTTTCTTTTTCTTTTTGAGTTACATAAGGTATACCGTACTCGTAAAGAGCATACTTATTGCGAGTATGCCCTTTACCAATAAACTTTGATGAACTTATAAGAGAGTGGTTACCGTGATTCTTTTTTAATGTACCATATACAAACACTAACTCCATTACATTCTAATTATTTTGTTAAACATACTGTATCCAGGACCTATACCTTCCTCTTCCATCTTTGCAAAGGCTTGTATATTAGATATACCTGCTTCATAAGCTTTTCTTCCCTCCTGTAATCCAGCTATAAAATCTACAATAACTACATCATGTGGTGAGTTTTTGTCAATAAAAGCAAAATAAAACTTGTGAGCCTTAAGACCATCAAGATAAAATGCTGCTTGTATTCCATAAGAATACTTACGTATTGACTCTACAATGTCATCTATTTGAACCGAATTACATGTTTTAATATCTAATATGTAATTATCTTTTGGGTTGTAGTAATCAACTTTAGCTTTACATTTTACACCACACAGTTCAAACAACTTGATTTGTTCAAACTCTCCATCAGGGTCAAGCATAGATTTAAATGTATTATGCATCATTAAACTATCTTTCATGTCAAGCAATCTCTGCTCATGTTTACCAGGAATATGATTTGGAATATTTTCATTTTGTTTTTTCCATTCTTCTATGTATTCTTTACCTGCTTTAGTTCGTCTATCCATGGCAGGTTCAAAAGCATATTGTGATTCAAACTTTTCAGGTTCAAGTATCATTGAATGGAATGCAGACCCCACAAGCATTGCTTCAGTTTCCAATGAGTTATTCATTGCGTAATCAAATTGCTTCTTGCTTCCTTGCAGAGCCTGCTTTACCATACTTGCTGAAATATATTCTCTATCTTGATAATAGTTTTCGTCTGTAATAATGTTGTTGTTTTCTAACATAATATATATTTAGTTACGGTGGTTGTTTTTCTTGTTCCGTCTGTTTTTGTCCATCTTGTTAATACACGTGTATTTTCTGTTTCTATATTGTGCCCTTCTTCTTTTAGAGTAAATATATAAGCAGATAATCGTGTGTTTCCAAGGTCCCTTATTGCCTCTAAGGTTGTTATACTTTTATATTCTTTTAGATATTCAAGTAATCTTTCTTTGTGTGTTTTGCCTGTAAAATTCATTTTAATTAAAGTTTAATAATGTTATGTATACTCCAGGGTTTTCTTTGTCTACGTGGTATCCACTAAAGTGTGGTATAATAATATCGCAGTTGTCGTCTTCTATCCACTTGTACTTAACCATAAGGTCTTGTACTGTTTGTGCGGGATTAATATAGTCGAACTTTCGTTTGCTGTTGCGGACAAAGTAAAAGTCTATATGTAAAGGATAAGTTCGATAATCTCCCTGCATAGTTACCAGGTGGGAATCGAACTCTTCCTTACACTTTACGTAATGTTCTTTAGTGTTCTTGATATAGTTCCTAACGGGCTTACTGTTTATTAGCATTTTGCCTGTCCATTGTTTACTATTTTTACTTGATGGCACATTGCCAGGTATAAATATTTTATTCATTTGGGTCAGGTATATATATGCCAAACTCTTGTGTACAAAATCTTTTGATTCTATCTATGTACTCAATCATTTGACTGTTAGTAATTTTAGTTGTGCTAAGTTTTATTTTAATCCACTCGTCATTAATAAATTCTTTTTTATACAAGAACTTATCTTTAAACACTTCATGCATTTCTTCTTTATCATATCCTAACTCTTCAGCGGGTATTTTAACTACAACACTCCAATAGTATTTATTCATGTTCATACTTCTTGGAATGTTTTTAGTAATAGATACTGTAACTGATTCGTTTTCATATTCTTGAAGATGATTGTCTAATTTTACTTTATCAGAAAACACTAACTGTCCGTGTATTATTGTAGCTAGATGTTTCATATTAAAAACTATAGCACCGTGTAGGTACAAATATATTATGAATGAAAAAACCTACACGATGCATATAGTATTTATATTAGAATGGTAAGTCGCTGTTTTCTGAGCTACTTGTTTCTTCAGTTGCAGTTACTGCATCAGCAGCAGCAAACTTCATAGCTTCATTGTACTTACGCATATCTTCCATAGATAAAGGCTTGTTGTATTTCTCATCAAACGCAATAGGTGTTCGACTTGAAAATTTATATTCTACAACATTTCTGATAACAGGTGTACCATCTTTATCATTAGTCCAATACTCACGCTTAGCTAAACAAACATATAGTTGTTTACCTATTGCTTGCTTACATGATGCTACCCAATCACTAAAATCTGTTACACCACAATTAGTTAAGAATTCTTTCATAATTGTAGTTCTAATAGTTTTTACATTATCAGGCGTACTTTCATTGCTACCTTGAAACTTTAGTCTTGCTTTATGACCAGCTGAAGTTTCTGCAATATATTCAATGAAAGGAGTTTTTGCTTTTACTTTCATTGCATCTGAAGATTGCAAAGATTTAATTGTTACTTGATACGTACCTTCTTTAAGGTAACTTTCTCTTTGTTTTAATTCTACTTTGTCGAGATTGTCAAACATAATTTTAAGTTTAATTGTTATAATATTCTTCGCACTTTTCTATAACCTGTGCAAGGTCGTTGTCTATATGTAACTCTTCAAACATACCCATCGGGCTTTTTGCAGAGTCTGAACCATTAGACTGGGTTCTAAATCTGTATGATACTTTATCTTCTGCGTAATGATTATCAGTAAATAAACATACAACGAATTCTTTTTCAACACGCTTCTTCCATCTGTTGCCATCAACTGCTACATATCTTTCTTGCACACCATTGTCGCTGTCATAAGCTCCATCAATTGCAAGAAATATAACATACTTGTCTGTGTTCTTAGACATGTTTAGTATACGGTCTATTTCTTTGTTATAGAATGACCACACATCAAAGCCTTTAAATCTTATATCAGCTTCTCTGTATATCATTTCAACTAAAGCAGTAAAAGATTCTACAACAATAGTTTCTACTTTATCAGATTCCATTGCTTTAGACATTGCTGCATTGAATTCTTGTAATGATTGTACTGGTACATTTAGAAAATCATTTGCACCTTTGAATGGTAATTGCTTACGTTCTGTATTAATTACAGCTGTTGTTTTAGGATTTAAGTTCCTAAGGGATGTTGACTTACCTGAGCCACTCTTTCCCACTACGATTACGTTTGGTTTCATTTTTTGTTTGGTAATTTAATTATCTGTTCAACATTTAGTTTATCTGGTTTTTGGTAATACTTACGTTTAGATGTAACAAATTTAAAATATCCACGCAACATTATGTTGCTGTCTTTACTTAGTAGTTCTTTAATTTTAATGAAACTACTGTCTATTACTTTATCAACAATGTGTATAGGGATATTTAACTTTTTGCTTATTCTCCTAACTATCTTCTTATGATTCATTTATAGTAAAATACTGATTAGAGTAATTAACATTTGGTTCGTCAAATTTAGTAAATTTGTTATTAAAATCCAAATTAATACTACCAATTCCTATATTTCTACCTTTGGCGAATATAATTTCAGCTTTGCCATTGAGCTCGTTACCGTTTTCATCTCTGTCTATACCATAATACTCTGGTCTATATACAAAGATTACGGTATCTGCTGCTTGTTCTATCTCACCTGATTCACGAAGGTCACCAAGTGTCGGTCTACATCCTGCTCTGTTTTCTACTTTTCTTGATAGCTGTGATAATGCTATAATAGAAATGTTTAATTCTTTTGCAAGATTTTTAAGTGACCTAGCTATCTGTGATACTTCTTGTTCACGGCTACGGCTTTTACTATAATTATTTACAAGTTGAAGATAATCAATCATTACAAGCTGAACATTCTTACTTACTACATATCTTCTAATTCTGTTAAGAAGATACCTTAAAGATGTATTAGAACACTCATCGACAAACAAAGGCAACCCTTTTATATAGTTACCTGTGTCAATAATTTTTGTGTATTCATCTTTAGTAATAAGACCTGAAGATATAACTCTGTTTTCAATACCTGACTCAGAGCTTACAAGTCTTGTAATTAATTGATTAGCAGACATTTCATATGAAAAAACTACACTTGGTATATTATGTTTAGCTGAATTAAATGCAAGTGCAAGTGACAAAGATGTTTTGCCCATTGAAGATGCACCACCAACTATAACTAAGTCTTGTTTTTTCCAACCGTTTGTATGTTCATCAATACTTTTGTAACCGCTTGTTATGCCAGTTATACCTTTACGCTTAGTATTTTCATCAAGCTCACATAAAAAAGAATCAACCTGTTTACTCATATTTGCAAGGTCGTCTTGTTTATGTTCTGTTAATGAACTAATACTGTCTATAGAATCAGCAAGCAATTTGTTAATATCTTCGTCATCAATTAACTTTTTTTGTATATCAGCAATTAAAGATTGCATCCTTACTTTTTTAGTTTCATTCATAAGATATTCTACACATGCAATTGCTTTCATATGAAAGTTATCTGTAGCATATATTTTAGCTATTACATAAGAAAGATTGACTTCTTTAATCCAGACTTTAGGCTTTGAACTTTGATTTACTACAGTAAGTAAATCGAAATCTAATCCTTGTTGGTACATAGTATCAATACAACAAAAGATTTCTTTATTTATTTCATCTTCAAATAAGTCACTATTGAGTGAATTAAACAAGTCATAATACAAATCTTTCTTATTCATAAGTTTTGATAGCAGAACTATTTCAACTTCGTTTCTCATTTAGTTTGGGTTTTGTGTGTTAACTTCCTGTAATAAAACAGCAAGACCTTTTTCAACAAATTTATGTGAGTCACCACTTACCATATCATAATAATTACAATGATTTGTAAACTCACCATGCTTATGTGATAAGTAATGTGTTAGACCATTAAATACACCATACAAAGTATCACCTTTTGCAACTACTTCTCTATTTATAGAATTAAGAAGAGCTTCTCGTTTTTGTTCTTTTAAAGATGATTGCCTTTCTCCTTGTTTTGCTACAACATCTAAAATTAAATCAACAACTGCGTCGTTTTTTGGTGTGTTTGCGAGTGTTTCTAACATCTTGTATACACCTTTAAAGTTTCTGTTTACAAGGTTAAGTATATAAGATGCTTGGTTGTTTTGTATGTGGTCTGTATGTTTAAGAACAAAGTTATTATCTTTATCTGACATAAGCAAACTAAACATATTAGAACAACTGTGCATTTTTGTAGTAACACCTAACACCAATCTTTGACTGGCATCATGAGATGATAATGCATATACATAACAGTCCATAGTATCATCAGCAAAAGCTAACGGTTCTGGTCTTGTCATTTTGATAAACATATATACTTTTTTACCATTTTGAAATACACCACCTACTGATTCTTCAAGATTATAACTATCTTCAGGTAAAGCATTTAACACTTTGTCAAGTATTTCATGATTGTTTAATACTGTATATCTACTTTTAACAGTACCTAAAGGTGTATTAGATTTAGTGTTAACTGTTACGTAAAAAGGTGTTTCAATATAAGCATCATCAGCATATGGTCTGCTTGTATCTTTAACAAAGCTTTTTTGTTTTTCAACTAAAAAATCTAATTCCCATTTTTCTAAAAATTCTATTCGATTCATTTGTTTTTGTTTTAAATTAAAAATAAATACATAAGCTCTTAGATTTGGTTTTGCAGGCTCGCATTCTGTAGCTAAGATTATTAGGGTTTAACAGATAATCACCCATGCTTATGTATTATTTAACGTAGAGTGTGCCCGAACTTTGTGGCTCTTTCCTCACAATATTGATATACTTTTTCAAATAAGTCTTTGTTAAGACTGTATTTAAGAACTTCATACAAAGTTATAGGCACACTGCTCATACCATTATTCCAAATTCTGCGTTGTCTATTTTCTGCAAACTTTACAATACTCATACATACTAATAACCAATTATATATTTTATCAAAGTCTATAGTACCAGAGTGCGGTCTAAACTCAACAGTTTCAGGTCCTGTTCTCGTTGAATAGTTAGTAATGTTTACCCAATGGTATCTTTCAGAATTATATCTACCTCCAGGATGAACACGACTTTTATTGCAATTACGATTAATATCTTGATTGGCAATAAATTTACCAAGAGTTTTCTTATAGTTATGAAAATTTAAACTATCTATAAGTTCTCCAGGTAATAGCTTACAAAATCTATTTGTTCTACGAGATTCAGGTAATATTGCATATACATCTTGTTCTATAGCATAACATAGTTTAAGTAACATAATAGAAAATCTACGATTAAAGTTAGCTCCGCCAATATGTACATGTAAACCACAAGTCTTATCTATTTTAGCATTACAATAGTTTAAATGACTTGTTATTTTGTTTATCATTTCAATACCCATGTTGCCTTGTAGTTGACCAGTTACATATTCAAGTCCATTAACTGAGCCGTCATAAACAGCTTTAAGATTTAAATCTCCATCATATGTAACATTACTTGAGCTGCATGTTTCTATTTCAACACCATACGTATAACTCATGCCTGATGTTTTGCGTAGATTTACAGTAGTAAGATTGCTTTTTCGATATGTTTGTTTCCAAGAATTATCAAACTCACTTCCACTTTGAGTAAATTCATCACAACATTGATAGTCTTGACGATTTACCCAAGTGTCACAACAATCTCTGTACTCACAACCATGTGATTCTGCAATTTCAATGTTTAAATAATAAACATCATCTACTATTACATATTCATCATCGTTAGTTATAAAATCCTCAGTTGTGCCTGAGTCTACATAACCGTAATATGTATCATCTATATTATAATAAAAATATAAATGAACCATAGTTTTATCAGCATCAGGTGCTGGATTTGGATTAATATTAAACGACATTTCACTATTATATGGAAGAACATATCTATCGTGATGTTCACTGCTCTTGTTACCATGTATGTAACCATCCGAAGATAAATATATATCATGCAAACTTAAAACTGAATACATTTTTGCTAAGACATTACATATTCTATATTGCATTGATTGTTCAATACCTTCGCATTTTATACAATCATGATGATAACTCTTGTTAACAACAGTAGAAACAAAATTATACATAGGGTTATTCCATTCTGTCCACTCACCATTAAACATTTTAAATGAATATTTTACATTGTGAAAATGACCATACTCACGTATAATGTCTAATTCGTTTTCATCAAAGTTTGTATCAAAATCAATTTCAATCCTCTTAACTTCACCTAATTCAGCGTCAAGACAATTAAATTTAACTTTTGTTGATACTTCTTCTACGAATTGATTTAAGATATTAACTGGCATAGCTTAAGCGTATTAGTTAATAGCTTTTTTAATTCTTTGGTATCAGAGTTTGAGCCAACTCTTTCTTCCAACCGTTCTGTGCTTTCTAGTAGCTCGTTAGCATACTGCTCATCAGCACATAAAATGATTAGTTTTTCTAACATAATTAATAAGAATAAATATCAGTAACTTGTTGTAATAAAAACTGAAGACGTTGAGTTTCATCTATTTTGATTAACTGTTTATCTTCAAGTAACTTAATTGCTTTTTGTAAATCAACAAGAGCTTCTTGCATTGTTTCTTGTTCAAAAGTTTCCCAATAATCTTCGTCTTCTTTTTCTGTTTCTGTTGTTTTTTTTGTTACAGCAGGTGTGTTATCCATATAGCTATGAAAATCTCTTGCGTATGCTGTATTAACACCTCCATATGAATTCCAATTAGGTCCTGCATAATCAGGGTATTGATTTTCTATAGCAATACTTTCTATTTTTTCTCCTGTTGCAGAGTATATAAACAACTTGTTTTTAGTAACTTCTTTTACTAATTCTGGGTCACCAGCTATGAGCTCAAGACCTGCACGCAATGAACTAAAATATATACCATGTTCATTTCTGTATCTAAATAACGGATTGTTACGTCTGTATACATACAACTGTCCATTAGATTCAGTCCATACTGCATTGATTGTACCATCAAATTCACCAAGTAAATTGTAATTATCTGTTACATCAAGTAATTTAAATATAGCTTTAGAGTCAACGTCAACTTCTTTTTGACCATGCTCATGTAATAATATATCATAATTACTTAACACACCATTGTGTACACCTGTGTATTTACCATACGTATAAGGGTGTGTGTTCTCAGCAGTTTTATTTCCGTGAGTAGCATGACGAGTATGACCGATAAATAACTCAGCATTCTCGATTCTATTTTTATTAATCATTGAAATTAATTCAGTAGATAAACCTTCAGTCTTAAGTATCTTACCGTCTATGTAAGCACCTGAACTATGTTTACCTCTGTCTTGATTGTCAGCCATTAAATACATTAAATTAATTATTGGCTGTTCTTTTCCGATATAGGCAACGATTCCACACATTTGTTTTTTTCTTTTTTAGTTAATTGATTAATGAATTCTTGTTCTTGTTGTTGTTCAATATTTTGCATAGCATTATTATGCAAAAGTTTTTGTTGTTCTTGATACTCCTGGTCTTGAACTTCATAATACTGAGCATCAATTAAAGAGTCAAAGGCTCTTGCCTCTAACTCTTTATCTAACATTCTTTTTGTATGTCCCATAATTATACTTGTCTTACACCATTTATAGAACCTTTACTATAATATTCTTTATAGTATGTCTTTGGATGAGTTGTTGGGTAAGAAAAACCAAACTGCAATTCAAATGTATCCTGTCTTACAAAGCCATCTTTATTTGACTTGTCTTTTAATTTTTTTTGATACCTATCTTTTGCGTATTGTTCTTCTCTACCTTTAAACTTATGTTCTACAATTGGTCGTTTACGTTCATGTAACTTCATATCTTTAAATAACTAGAAAGCTCGTAGATACACCATGCGGATGCCATTAGCAATATCACCAATAACAATAAACATAGATTACCTGTCCAACCAAGCTCAATTAATACTGAAATAATTAAAGCTAGACAAGTTAGTAAACATATACATATAGCAAGTACTTTTAATAAAACTTTTATTGAATTTTTCATTAGTTTTTAATTAAGTTTATGACTTGATTATAACCCTCTTTTCTCAATTGTATAACTATTTCGCTTACACAATTAAAAGTGTTTTCATCTTCTTTTTCTTGCTCAAATATTATAATTTCATCAGCAAGTATGTTGTACGTATAATTTCTCATAGTATTAATAATACCCTCCGTAGTTATCTTCAAAGTTAAATTCTTTCTTTTGCGTAGATGAAACAGTACCAGTTATCTGGCTGCATAAATTATAAACCTTGTTAGGGTTTATATAAACGTCAATTACCTCTGTGTATCGAGGTGTGCTTACGAGAGGCTGCTTACTATTCTTCAGCTGCCAATCTTTAATTCGAAATGGATTTTTCATAATATTTGTTTTTAAATGATATAAGGACCGACAAGAGCCCTTATATCGCTAAGTTTAACTTCTTCAGTACATATAAAGAACGAACTGTGGGGATGTACTGAAGCACACTTGCCTGTGATTAACGTACCCACTGTTTGGTCGGTGAAGAGGGGTTTACTACCTCCCTCTCCACCATTCCAAGACGAACTGTCAAGGAATTCGCATTTTAAATACACATCAAAAGTGCGATTAGATGGTGCACCAAATTCTACACTTAAGACATGTATATAAATTGTTAATAAGTTGCAATCGCTTAAATATAAATAGAATAGCACTAGATTTTGTACTATGCGAGTTGACAATGTAAAATAA